AAGAGGTAATAGTAGTGATCAGGATAATCCTGCTAGTTGGGTACCTGTTAACTATATGAGTCCTTTCTTTGGATATACAACAAATGGGGCAAGTACTAGTGATGATGGAAAATATTTAGGCAATCCTAATAGTTATGGAATGTGGATGACACCCCCTGATGTAGGGACTCAAGTGTTATGTGTATTCTTAAACGGTGATCCTAACTTTGGTTATTACATAGGTTCATTACCTTTACCTGGATTAACATTCATGGTGCCTGCAGTAGGTGCAAGCGATTATTTGTTGGCTAATTCAAGTGAAGCACAAAGTTATGGTGGTGCTAAAAGATTACCAGTAACTGAATATAATAATGCAAATAAAAAATTAGATGATAGCCCCGGAGTTGTTTATAGTCCAAGACCTGTACATAGTTATCAGGCAGCTATATTATTCAAGCAGGGATTGATAAAAGATACTGATAGAGGAACTATTGGTAGCAGTAGTATGCGTGAAAGTCCTAGTAAAGTATTTGGTATAAGTACACCCGGAAGACCTATATACAAAGGTGGATATACCGATGATACAATTGCAGGCGCTATTAAATCTAATGCACCAGATGATAGTTTTCAAATAACAGGTCGTAGGGGCGGGCATAGTTTTGTTATGGACGACGGTGACGTTACGGGCAAAGATCAATTAATACGATTACGTACTGCTACGGGTCATATGATTATAATGAATGATTATGCTCAAACATTAATGATTATGCATGCCAATGGTCAAAGTTATATTGAATTGGGTCGTGAGGGTACAATTGACATGTACTCTACTAACTCAGTAAACATTAGAACTGAAGGCGATTTAAACTTACATGCGGATAGAAACATAAACATAAACGCAGTTGGTGATTTAAGTATGTCTGCTAAAAATCTTAAAATGGAAAGTTTACAAGACACCACTCAATATGCCGGGGCAAAATATAATGCTTATGCAAAAGGGGATTACACTATTAAAGGCGAAAGCAATTATGCAGTTGACACTGCCGGCGATTTAGGACTAAAAAGTTCAGGCACTATATTTTTAAATGGTGGAAAAAATAAACCAAACATTAAAATTAATAGTGGTACTATATCAGTAACACCACCTAAAGTATCTCAACATAAAGTAAATGCCTTATCTGATACTTTGTATGATAGTACAAAAGGATATAATTCAGCACCTGCTTATATGTCTAGTATTGTTAATCGTGCACCAGCACATATGCCATGGGACATGGCGGGTAAAGGAGTTGATGTATCAACAAATAAAAGTTCTAGCGCTGCTTTTGCTGCATTACCATCTAGTCAAATACAAGCATTAAATAGCGCAGTTGGAACTGCTTCAGCAGTTACCAATTCAAATTTAATGGCAACAGTACCCGATCTAAGCGCAGCAGCAAATGCATCAAATACATTAGATAAAGGTGCAATGACAGGTTTAGTGTCACAAATGGCAGTTGCAGCGCAAAACGGACCAGCCGGAGCAGCAATAGCATCAGTCGGTGGTGCAGGAGCCGGAGTACTAAATAATGGAACAACATCAACCGCAGTAGTGGGTGCATTTGCTATGTCACCAAATCAGTTAGAAGATGCTGGTGTAATTAAACCAGGATCAGCTACCGCAGTTAATGCTAGTATTAGTAAAGGTGCAAGTGTTCAAAACGCAATGCCAGATAATATCTTTACTGGACAAAATGGTACAAATAGTTTAAATCAATTTCTTAACAACACTCCTGCTCAAGCAGCTGGTGCTGCAAACTTATTGAATAAGAGTGAAAGTAGTTTAATTAGCTCAGGTATACTTTCTGGAAATGAACATTCTACGCAGACCAGTGGATTAATTTTAAGTACTGCTATGGCAGGATTAGGTCCAACTGCAAACTTTTTATCAAGTACAGGATCTGTACCTGGGGTATCTGCTCTTACTGGTCAAGGATTAAGTACATCAGTAGCAAATCAATTAAATGGTTCTCCTGCTGATTTGATTGCCGGTGGTAACGCTGCCGGGGCACTTGCAGACAAAGCAATGTCAACATTAAGCGGTGTACCATTAGGTGGCATTGACGTAACCGCAGCACTTAAAGGTTTTGCATCTGGATTATTTTCAACTGTATTAAGCGCATTCAAAGGTTTTACACCTAATGTACCACAAAATTTATCTACTATATCAAGTGCATCAGGAGCATCATCATTGGCTAGTGGGGCAAATTTAGGTGCAGTAGCTGGTGCTGCGGGACAGGTAGCAAGTCAAGCAGCAAGTGCAGGTGTTCAAGCATCAATAGCAACCAATCCAGCATTATCAGCAGGACTAGCAATTGCTAATCAAGGAAGTAGTGGTAATCCAGTAACCTCAGCAATATCTAGCGGAGTACCGGGAGTTAATTCAGCTGCATTGGGTAGTATACCAGGCGGTGCGGTAGCACTAGACACTAGTAGTATTCCTTCAAGTGTAGGAACTCAAAATATATCTGGTGCTATAAGTTCATTAGCCGGCGCAGCAGGTACTAGTTCTTTGGGAACAAGTATAGCATCTGCACAAAGTGCATTGGGTGGTAGTTCGTTATCTGACATAGCAGGGGCAGGATTAGCACCAAGTCAATTAAGTAGTCTTAATGCATTGTTTAGTACAATAGGTGGAGGAGCATTAAATATTAGCTTACCAAGTATTAAAACTAATAGTTTTGATACTAGCGGTATAGCATCAACTACGAAAGGATTAACCGGGCCCGGCGTCCCACCATTGTCTTTTGGTACTGGTAATACTGCGCCTGCAACTACTCCAAGTAGTGTAATATCACTTAATCAACAAATAGATGCAGCAGAAGCTGACTGTAAAAAATTGTTCGCTGCTTATGAAACCGCTAAAGCAAATTATGGATATGAAAGTACTCAGGCAAAAGATGCCTTACATCAATATTCATTGGGTGTACAAAAAGCAGAAGATTTAGAAGAAAAATTAGATAATACTAAGACAGTATAAAAGGAAATAATCATGGCAACATATGTGGATTTAGTACACAACACGTAGAAACAATAAGATCAACTGGTATGCCCAGAGGAATTAGTAATTCTGTGGGAACCAGTAATCAAGTATCACGTTCCGGAAAAACTTTTAGGACAGTAGACGAACAATTAGTAATACAAGACTTTATTAATTCATTGAATATAACACAAGGTGAAATACCCGGAAACCCAGCATATGGGACTATTCTTTGGAGCTTTATCTTTGAACCAAACACAACTGATGTAAGAACTGCCTTAGAAGAAGAAGTTACCAGAGTTGTTGCAACTGATCCTAGAATAACATTAAACACTTTAACGACTACTACATATGAGGCTGGTATTATGATGGAATTGGAGCTTGCAATAAATCCATTCAATAACCCCATTGACTTATCAGTAACATTTGATCAAGCATCAGGAACCGCAACATTAAGTTAAAAACACGGTTTTTAACTACGATAAATATATAAAAGAGATTATCTATGGCAACAAGTTCAAGACAAAGTAATATATTTGGTATAAACGATTGGAAAACATTATATCAAACATACAGTTCGGCTGATTTTCAAAGCTATGACTTTGAAAGCCTTCGCAAGAATTTTGTTGATTATTTACGCATAAACTACCCAGAAACTTTTAATGATTACGTAGAAAGTAGTGAATATGTTGCATTGCTAGACATTATGGCTTTTATGGGCCAAGCATTAAGTTTCCGCGATGATTTAAACACACGTGAAAACTTTATTGATACTGCCGAACGTAGAGATAGTGTTATCAAACTTGCAAACTTAGTTGGTTATAACCCACAAAGAAACTTGGCAGGTCAAGGATTTTTAAAAGTAACAAGTATACAAACTACAGAACAAATCACAGACATTAATGGCATTAATTTAAGTAGTCTTGCAGTATTGTGGAATGATCCTGCTAATCCAAATTGGCAAGATCAATTCAATACAATTATTAATGCTACATTAGTAAGCGCACAACGTGTTGGTAAACCGGGCAACAGTCAAACATTGCTTGGGGTAAAGACAGACGAATACAGTATTCAAATTCCTACTAGTGCAACACCTACTTCTAGCTTTGGTGCTACTATAGATGGTGTAAGTATGAATTTTGAATGTGTTAGTATGACAAGCGTTAATAGCAATTCATTGTATGAAAAACCACCAGTAAGTGATGGTACATTTAATATACTATATCGCAATGATAATTTAGGATTTGGTAGTAATAATACCGGATTCTTTATGTATTTTAAACAAGGATCACTAAGTACATATCAATTTAATATAGCCGAACAGATTAGCAATCAAATAGTTGACATTAACATTCAAGGTATTAATAATACCGATACTTGGTTGTACGATGTGGATCCTACTAGTAATGCTTTGGTCGCATGGAAACAAGTTGACAGTATATATGCACAACAAAATTCTACTAATGCACAAATTTTTAGTGTAATTAGCAGATTCAATGATCAAGTTAGTTATGTGTTTGGTGATGGTACTTTTGGACAAATGCCAATTGGTAATTTTGTTGCATATATTCGTGCGGGTAATGCATTAACATATAATATAAATCCAAGTGATTTCAGTGGTATTGCTGTTAATATTAATTATTTAAGTAGAACAGGACGATCAGAGACACTAACATTAACACTAGAATTGCCTTTACCGGTAACTAATGCACAAGCACGTGAGACATTGCAAAACATTAAAACACGTGCACCACAACGCTATTATACACAAAATCGTATGGTAAATGGAGAAGATTATAATAACTTCCCATTCACTCTATACAGTAGTATTATTAAAAGTAAAGCACTTAATCGTGTAAGTGTTGGTATAAGTAGAAACTTTGATTTACTAGACCCAACTGCAAAATATAGTTCTACAAATGATTTTGCAGATGATGGTGGCCTATATATAAATGAAGATGTAGGCCATGTTAGTTTCAATCCAACTAACAGTAGTGAAATTGTCAAGTTTTTATCAGAGACATTAAGTGTAATATTAGACAGTCCTAAAGTATTGCAGTATTATGCTGCACATTATGTATGGATGCAACAATCAGCTACGATAGATGCTACAAATACATATTATTGGAATCAGAGTGGATTCAATTCAAATCAAACAAATGGATACTTCTATAATAGTTATGGTCCTATACAAATAGGCGTTTATACTAGCGGTAACAGATCATACATTACAGAAGGTGCAATGTTACAATTTGTTGCACCTAGCGGATATTATTTTGACAGTAACAATCAATTAGTAGCGGGTATTGCTAATCCAAGTAATATTACTTCTATTTGGACTAGCGTTGGTAGTGTTACAGGTGATGGCTCAAACAACAATGTTGGTAACTTAAGTAATGGCACAGGTCCAGTAGTGTTAACAAATATTGTACCTAATGGGT